ATGAATTGGGAGTCGCACAGTTTGGTAGTAAGGAAGAACCAATTACAATCTACCAAGGAACATATTTACAGACTGAATTTGGATTTGATGGGTCTCTTGACCAGAGATTTATTATCAATAATTCAAGTATGGATTACAACACCTTAACGGTGAGGATTAAAGATGCCAATGAAGCAGGTATTGGTAAGAAATGGAATAGAGTATCTAATATCGTAAATGTACGATCAAATAGTGATATTTACTTTGTTAATGAGGTTGAGCAAGAAAGATATGAGTTAATCTTTGGTGACGGTGTTTTTGGAAATAAACTTGAGACTGGTCAAACAATCGTAGCAAATTACATCGTAACTGATGGTTTGGATGGGAATGGTCCAACATCATTCTCATTTGCTGGTAGTGTCGATAATGCTAATGGTGCTACTATCTCACCAACCAATAGCGTCAACGTATGGGTCGTACAATCCGCTAGAAACGGTGCTAACATTGAGAGCGTACAATCTGTTAAGTACTATGCTCCCCGCCTCTATGGAGCGCAATACAGGGCAGTTACGACTCGTGATTACGAAGGCATCATTAAACAAGTATATCCCAATACAGAGTCTGTTTCTATTGTTGGTGGAGAAGAACTTGATCCACCACAATTTGGAAATGTCCTCATCAGCATCAAACCAGTCAATGGAACAAATGTATCTGACTTTGATAAAAAGCGTATTTTAGAAGGAATCAAACAGTATGCTATTGCTGGAATCAACCAGCAGATTATAGACCTTAAGATTCTATTCGTTGAATTGGATACTGCTGTCTATTACGACAACACAAAGGTCAATACAGGAGATTCACTTAAAACTTCTGTTACGAAGGCACTTGACTCCTATTCCAAGTCAGTTGACCTGAATAAGTTTGGTGGTAGATTTAAGTACTCCAAGGTTCAAAAAGTAATTGATGATACTGATATTGCTGTAACTTCAAACATCACAAATGTGATTATGAGAAGAAACCTTGCTGCCTCTGTTAATCAGTTTGCTCAGTATGAGTTGTGCTTTGGTAATGCTTTTTACTATAAGGCAGAGGGTGGAAATATTAAATCAACCGGTTTTAATATCTTCGGACTCAATGATACTGTATACCTTACAGACCTCCCTAATAGAGATGAGGCAGGTAATCTAGATGGTAGCGGTCTAGGTAAGATTGCTATTATTTCTGAAATCGTAAGCGATACCAACCAATACCGTTATACAACAATTGCTGATGATGCTGGTATCGTTGATTACACAAAAGGAGAGGTTAAACTCTTTACTACTCGTATTGTAAATACAGTTCTTCCGAATAGAATTATTGAAGTTCAAGCATACCCATTGAGCAATGATGTAATCGGTCTAAAGGACCTCTATGTCTCATTTGACGTCTCAAAGAGCACGATAAATATGGTTAAGGACACTATTACTAGCGGCGAGCAAATCTCAGGCGTTGGATTTAAGGTGACTCCTAGTTATGGAAATGGTAAGCTCTCTAGGTAAATAGGTACAACTGATGATTGAGACTGGTATTGACGTGAGGGTAAAGATACAGGATATTGTATCTTCCCAACTACCGGAATTTATTTTAACAGAGAGTCCTCTTACCGATGACTTTCTGAAACAGTTTTATATCTCCCAAGAATTTCAGGGAGGGGCGATGGATTTCGCCTCCAATCTTGATCAATATCTGGAACTTAGTAATCTCTCTACACAATCAATATATGGAAAATATTATCTAGAAGAAGATATTGATAAAGAATCAGATGTAGTAAAAGTCAATACAACAAAAGCATTCCCCAATGAGTGGGGTCTATTTAAAATTGATAATGAGATTTTCACCTACACGGGCGTCACTACTAATACGTTTACTGGTGTACAGCGTGGTTTCAGTGGCATTACTAGTTATTCTTCTATATCCAATCCAGGGGAATTAATATTTGAATCTACGGAAGCAGAAGAACATAAAAAAGACGCTGAGGTAGAGAACCTAAGCACATTATTCCTCAAAGAGTTTTATAAAAAGGTCAAGTTTGCTTTTGCTCCTGGTTTTGAAGATCTTGATTTTAGTTACAATGTAAACAGTGGAAACTGGATTCGTCAGGCACGCTCCTTTTATCAGTCAAAAGGAAGCGTTGAATCAATCCGTATTCTATTCAGAGTGCTATTTGGTGAGGAACCTACTGTAGTTGATCTAGAAGATCTTCTCATCAAACCATCAACATCTGAGTATTCACGTCGGGATTATGCTGTTGCCCTCCCTATCGAAGGGAATCCCATTGACCTACGAGGTAAGACTATTGTTCAAAGCAATAGCAATAATGAGATTTATGGTGCTATATCTGAGATTGAACCATTTACAAGAATTAATGAGATTTACTATCGTCTCTATTTCTTCGTTTCAAATGATGAAGTAGATAATGAGAGGAAGCAATTCGTTGTTCCTGGTAGAACATTTGCTCAGAGAGACTGGACCAATATAGAAGATACTACTGTTACAGTAGATACTACCATTGGTTTCTTATATGATAAGAATGCTACCTCAGAAGAACCAAATACATTCTCCACATTGAATGGAAATGTATATTCTTATGTTACTAAAACTGTAAACCAGTTTTTGGGTGTAGTTTGTATCAAAGGTGATGATCCAGACATCAAACTTGGTGATGAAATTGTAGATGACGTCACTGTTAGTGGATACTCTGATTCTGGTGAATTGATCACTATGAGGTTGTTGGGTGTACTCTCAGACCTCACTTTCGACAATGATCGTGTCCCCTTCAGTATTCCAGGGGAGAGAATTAGAGCAACTACTCTTGGTGAGAATATTGTCAGTGAATTTGCAACTCGTGATGAGTTAAATTTCCGGCAAATCATTGCAAACAGTTTTGTATACAACACAAGTTGCCGTTTTCAGGTTGATGAAGTCAACGGCACAAACTTCCAAATTAGAACACCATACCTTGATAAGGCAGTCATTAAGGCAGGTGATGTAGTTGATATCGTTAAAAGGGGTACTGGTGAATATGTTCTTAGAGACAGAAATGTAACAAATGTTGATTATTCAACGGCAGTCATTACAATTGATGATACGTTTGGTTTGCCTTCAGATGAAATCGCTATTGATATCAGAAGGCAACAGAAATATGCTACCTCTACAAATTCTCCAATTGATTATGGTCAGAACCAAGTTCTATCAAACGTTCTGAACCTTTATGATGCTTACAATTATGATAACAACTTCTATGTTGCTACAAACTCCTTACCATCATATCCAATTGATGTAAAGATTTTTGAATCAATTATTGTTGGATTCACAACAACAAACCTAGAAGATTACAATAGTTTTGAGAATAGTTATCAAACCGTTGTCTTTGATGAACCAGTTTCATTCATTACTGGTGATTTGATATCGTATAGAACTACTAGCACTAGAAATCCTGGTTTCTGTAGTATAGGTGAGTATTTTGTTGAGGTCTTACCTGATCCAAGAAAAGTACGTCTCTACTTCTCACCATCATTCATTGGGAGTGAAAATAATGTCCCTCTTGAAATAAGGACTGGTGTTGATGTTGGATCACATATTTTTACGCTAACAATTCAGAATAAGAGAAGAATTAATACTCAGAGGTCTTTCCATAAGATTCCTATCTCAGATACTGCTACTATCAACAGGGTAAATATATCTATTGATAGACCACCCACCCCAACAAAATCAGGCACTGTCGCTATTTTAACTAATGGTGTTGAAATCTATTCTTACAAGTCAGCAGATAATGTATATCTTGGACCACTTGTAAGTCTCGATGTTATTTTTGGTGGAGAAGGATACAGTGTAATCTCACCTCCAAAGATTCTTGTAAGCAAACCCGATGCTCACCTTACTGATACGAGGGCAGTTGGAATCAATACTCAAAGAGCACTAGTTACTCCTGTCGTTAGAGGAAGACTTGAAAAGATCCTAGTTGACCCACAGGACTTTGATATTGATAAAGTATTTGATATCAAGGTGACTGGTGGTAATAATATTGAAGGTGCTATTGCTGAACCAGTAATTGAAAAGCGTAAAAGAAGCATCCCATTTGATTCTCGTATCACTAAATTTGGTGGTGGTGTTGATCCAGATGATGAATCAATTTTATTCCTAGTTGACCATAAACTTCCTTTCGGGGAAAGAGTTATTTACAATAATAGAGGGGAGCAAAGCATTGGTGTTGCTAGTGCTTTTGGTGTGAATGTCTCCACTGGAGAGCGTCTAGCAAATGGTGGAGTTTACTACGTAAAACCACGTAACAATAAGACTATTCAACTATTTGAGACTCTTGAGCAATTAGAGAGTGGAGCAAATCCTGTTGGACTTACGTCAAACTTTACCGGTTTTGGTATTCAATCATTTGATACTTTTGCTAAGAATACTCTTATTGGTGCTGCTGTTATTGAGGATGGTGGAGACTTCTATTATCGTAGTATGAAGTTTGGACCAAAGAATATCGTAGTTGAATATGATGAATTGAGATATGAAGATCACGGATTTGGTACCGGAGATATTGTTGATTATGGTGTAGTCGGTCTAGGATCTACTGGAATTACAGCAACACCTATTTCAGGTCTTAGCACTCAATTGAAGTATAAGTTGGTTGTTCCTGATAAGGATACAATTAAGTTCTGTAATGCTGGTGTTGCTGGAACAGATAATTTTGATTTTGATCGTAGAGATTTTGTAGACATCAGAGATGGTGGTGAAGGAGTTCATTTCATTAAGTATCCCGACATTAATGTTGATGTCGTAGTTTCTTATGCCTCTACAATTGTTGGTGTAATTACTGCTACTCCATTCATCAAGGGTGAGATTGAATCTGTTTATGTTGATCGTGGTGGTTACTATGGTTCTGATATTATTAACTTTGAGAAAAATCCTAATGTTAGAATCCTCGGTGGGGTCGGTGCTCGTTTAGAACCGATTGTAAACTTTGGTGAAATTACTGGTGTTCAGATTCTGAGCAAGGGTCGTTTCTATCAGGATAATCCAGATATCGTTGTTGAAGATAGTAGTGGTAGTGGTGTTGGTGCTCAAATTCGTGCTATCGTTAAAGATGGTGAGATTTCTGATGTCATCATCCTAAGCGCTGGTGTTTCTTACGGAGAAAATACCACCAGCATTAAAGTAGTTGACACTGGTAAAGATGCCCTCTTCATCCCAAGAATTCGTCCTCTCAATGTAAACCTATACACAAGATTTGGTTTTGAGGGTCTAGTTGATAATAACTATTCTATTACGGCATATGATCGTAAGATCAGAGAAGATGTATACGATGATTTTGGTTTCTCTCACTCACCCATTATTGGATGGGCGAATGATGGTAACCCAATCTATGGTGGATTCGGGTACAGTGATCCTGCGGATGTGAACTCAGGATTCAGAGCAATGATTCCTGCATATAGACTCAATCCTTCTAGAATTGAGGGGAGACCATCACTTGCTAAGTATGAAGCAGGTTTCTTTGTAGACGACTTTGAGTACACTGGAGAAGGTGATCTAGATGTATACAATGGTCGTTTTTGCCGTACCCCTGAGTTCCCTGAAGGTGTATATGCTTACTTTGCTGGTATCTCAAGTGATGTAAATTCTGTATCTAAACCACCTCAGTTCCCATACTTCATTGCAGATGAGTTTAGAGATTCTCCATACGAACAAACACAGGAAAACCTCAATCAGGATTTTGAAATTAATGATAAACAAATTTTCCGTAATACATTCCCCTATTTTGTTGGGCAACCTTTCGCTGGATCGGAATTCCTAGTTCAATCATATCTCTATGATACTCAGGATGCTATCATTAACGACACTGTTGAAGGTAAGGTCAGTCAGGTTGATGTTGTTGGTGCTGGACAGAGTTATGTTGTTGGAGACATCTGTAATTTTGATAGTGATGAAGATTACCTCAGTGCTGTTGTTTTGGGAGTCACTGGACAAGAAGTTAAAACAATTCAATCAAAAATCTTATCTTACGGAAAGGATGTTGTTAAAATAGTTCAGAGTGATAAGGAAACTCTTAGAACTTATATTGAACCAGCACACGCTTACATTAGTGGTGATGAGGTTGTCTTCAGTGGTCTTAGCACTTACTTGAAGAGAGTCGCTGGTCCAGAAGACATTGTTGTTCGTAATACTTCTATGTCCCTGTTTGCCCCTCTTGATAGGGCACCAATTGGGATGGTTACTGATATTTTCGTCAACTCCATTCCAGAAGAAGTTAGCATTGGATCTAGCATTAGAATTGGTAGTAATGTTGGTGTTGGTTCTACTGCTGAATCAGCAACGGTTATCAATATCTTCCCAGTTAACAAGGCACTCCGAGTTATTCGTCCAGACCAGTATAATATTGATAAGAAAATCGGCACACTTATCAATGTTATTCCAAACTTCCTTGAAATCAAATTTAATAGTAATGAGGTTCAACTTGATTCAGACAGAAACGAGCAGTATTATTTCAACCCACGCCAAACCATTGGTCTAGGAACATTTACGGGTTCAACTCACTTAACTACCTTTGGTATTGGAAACATCAGGAAAACTCTTGATATCCCTATAAAGCAATTATACGCCCCAGACCACGACTTTAAGACTGGAGAGGAGATTATTATAGAGAAGGAACCAAACGACGATAGAATCGCTTGTAGGGACCGATTAGACAGCAGTGGAGGTGTTTATCTGTTCCCAGCAACAGGTGTGAATACAAGTTCACTCTATGTCGTCAAGTTCTCACCTGATTACATTGGTTTTAGAACAGATCCAAGAGGTGAAGACCTATACTTCCTAACCAACGGATCTAATAGTCCTTTATACAATATTCGCCCCAACAGATTTACCGAGACTGGTCTCTTAGATCGTATTCAGGGTGAAATTGAAACTGAAACTCCCCACATGCTTGGGAACTTGGATATTGTTGACGTAACAGTAACATCCAGTGGTAGTTCTGGTATCGGATCAAATCCAGATATCAAGGTTCTCTTTGATGAGATCTCACAATCACTCTATGTTGACCCTAGAGAGTCTGTTGGATTCAATACAGATTCAAACCGTATCGTCATTCCTTTACATGGTTACAAACTCGGTGACTATCTTATCTACTTGAATGATGAAACTGCTGTTTCTGGTCTAGAGACTCATAAGAAGTATTTTGTAATTCCCTATGATAGGGATCAATTCCAACTCGGTGAAACATTTAAAGATATTGCCCCTGGTTCAGAACTCGTGATTCCAGTAGGAGTTGGTACTAATGGAGTTGGTGTAGGAACACATACATTTGCTAAAGTCAATCCTCAACTCAATATCACTAGAAACAATGATGTTAAATTTGATATTAGTGACTCAAGTCTATTTGGTAAGGAGTTAAACTTCTACTATGGTAATGGATTCACTGAAGTATTTGATAACAACAGCATAGATTCTAAGTTTGTTGTAACTGGGGTATCTACAGAGGGGTATGTAGATGCTTCTAAGACGATTCTATTCAGTCAGAATAATCCAGACATCATTTATTACAACTTAGAGATTAATGGGTATATCTCAACTGCTGATACAAATGCTAGAAATAATAACTCAATCACTTATGTTGATAGTCGTTATAGCACTTCGGCAGGAGTTACTACACTATCCCCAACTAAATTTGTTTATTCCATAACATCATTACCTGAGAGAGATCAGTATATTAATGGTGAGACCGGTATTGTATCTTATACAACTTCTTCTACAAATACTCGTGGTGGAGTTGGTGAGGTTAGGATTATTTCATCTGGACAAAATTTCGGCACTCTACCTGAGTTCATTGATATTACTAGTGAATTTGGAAATAATGCTTCTCTTCGTGCCGTCTCTGATGATATCGGTAAAGTATCAAGTTTCCGGTTACAAAATGCTGGTTGGGGATATTCAGCTGATAACACACTTCGCCCAGCAGGTGCTATTCAACCTAAGATTGAATTTAGTGACTCTGACTTTGTTACTAATATTGAAGTTGAATATGGTGGTTATGGTTATCAGACGGCACCTAACTCTGTTCTCATTGATAGTCTTACCAGAGAGGTTAATGATACTGGTTCCATTATTCTAGAAGTAGAGTCTTCCGTTATCTCAGAAGCAATCGTTGATGTAACACCAACGGGTCTATCTAAGCGTCGTCACGACCTATTTACGATTAACAATAGCAATGGTATCCCCATTACTCGTATTGATCAGATTGATAGGAATACTGGTATTGTAAGTTATAGACTACAGACGCCAATCCTTAACTATATCAACCCACCTTTTGCTAATGGTGACTTCTGTTTTGTTGAGAACATCATTCCTGAGGTTGGTATTACTACTACCAATCTAAATTCCGCTGACTATGGATATCAGTTCTTTGAGATCATAAATGTCTCTGCAACTAATCCAATCATTCTTAGTGTCCAATATCCACCAGATCAAGCACAGAACATCGGTATTGCTGTAACAAACCAGAGAGCATTCTCTTCAATCGTCAATAAGAAGAACTATCCAATATTCAATGTTAATCAGGAAACTGCTACTCTCATTAGCGGTGAGCGTCTATCTGTATTCAATTCAAATGGGACTTTAGTTGATACAGATTTGATTGTTGAAGAATCAAGCACCAACTACTTTAAGGTTAGTGGTTCTTACAATTTACTACCCGGTGATGTTGTTAAAGGAAATATTTCTGGTGTTATTCTAACCATCACCAGTATTCAGGATAGTGAATGTCGTTTCCAGGTTTACTCTGTGTCCAGAGTGAATACTGGTTGGCAGGATCAGACCGGATTTATTAATGAAGAATTCCAATGTCTACCAGATAACGACTATTATCAGAATCTATCTTACTCCATTAAGAGTAATATTAACTTTGAAGACCTCATCGGACCAGTCAATAGACTTGTTCATCCCTCTGGTCTTAAAAACTTCTCAGATACTAAAGTTGAAAGTTCTTCCAGTGTCGCTGTTGGATCTAGCGACTCTGACTTCTCATTCACTCTAGACCTCATTGGTTTGACTGATAGGATGGGAACACCTCTCCGTGTAGATCGTATCAACAACTTTGACCTTGGATATGATGCTGAGGTTTATGAGAATCTATCAAACGCCATTAGATTTAACAGTAAGACCGCTAACAAGCGTCTAACTGACTACATTGAGGCACGAACTAATCGTGTTCTCCTTTGTGATGATATTAGTGACCAGTTCATTGACTCTGATAACATTCGTGATCAAGAGGACTTTGTTGACTTCTTCGTTGTTAACAGTGAGTATACCCGTGGATTGCTACAAGCACGAAATCCATTTACCGACCAAGTTGAATTAACTGAGATTATTCTACTTGCTTACAATAACAGAGCATATACTCTCCAGAAGGCAATCGTATGGGATGGTCAGAAGGATAGGGGATACGGAACATTTGAAGGTATAGCACTACAA